TGCCAGTGAGTAACATCACCAGTTAAAAACCCAGTTTGCTCATCATTAACAAAAATATGCATACCATTATAAGTTACACCTTTTTCAGATACATAGTATCCTTCAAAGGTTCCACGCCATCTACCAACAGGCTTAAAGTAATACCAAAGTCGTTGGCCAATTTCAGGCATTTTATCACTACATTTATTCCACATTAAAACCATCCTAATTTTATACCATTGTGTGCAATAATAAAGAAACATGCCACAAGGTGAGTTATAACCCAAACTGTTCTTAAAATAGCAGCAATATCGCTTTCTTTAGTATCGCCAATTTTACTGCCAATTGTTTTAGCCCATATTCTCCACATTGTATTAAGCAAACTCGACATTAGCCATAAGCTCCGTCATGCAAGCAACCATGTTTAATTCATGGTCAGCTACAAAGGCATTCTTATACTGATAGTCAGCAAGAATAAGAACTAGTTGTGGGATTGAATGTGGTTTAGCCATAGTAGCCATATTGTCATAAATCATTCTAAAGATTTGTTGTGGTTCAACATCAATGTTATTAGCCACCCATGAACGCATCTTTTTAAAGTCTTTGTTTTTAAGATGGTTGGTCAATTCAGTTTGATCTTGAATAAGAGTAACTGAACTTGCTTCAATCTTACCAGAGACGCTGTAACGTTGACACTCACCAAGTACTCTACGGAAGTCTGGGAAATGCTTGTTAACGATATTAGCAACTACAGCTGGTTCAGCTTCAACACCTTCGTCTTGCAAAATCTTTTGTAGTCTAACAAAGAACTTATGAGCAATACCAGCTTTGTATTCTTTTGGAATATTGAAGTCATATACTGAACACCTTGAATGAAGTGGTTCAATGATACGATTCTTAAAGTTACATGTAAGGATAAACCTACAGTTGTTTGAAAACTCTTCAATGAATCCACGCAAGGCGGGTTGGGTTGATTGAGGATTAAGGTAATCAGCCTCATCCAGAATTACTACCTTGTACCCACCTTGCAGTGAAACAGAAGAAGCGAACTGTTTAATCTTACCACGTAATGTATCAATGTTACCTTCTTCAGATCCATTGACTACAATATGGTCTAGATTTAGTTCATTACATAATGCTCGAGCTACGGTGGTTTTACCTGTACCAGCTGTTCCATTAAACATCATGTTAGGAAGCTCACCTGTATCCAGGATCGCTTGGAATGTGTTCTTCATTTCATCAGTAAGAACACATTCATTAATCGTTTGTGGGCGATACTTTTCAACCCATAAGAATTCAACACTCATTCACTTTCTCCATTATAAAAATATATTATATCACACTTTTGAGCGTTTGTAAACAGTTATTTTTGAAATTGCACTGTATAGGTTCTTCCCATCCATTCAAAAGTAATTTTGCTATGCGAGTAAAGAGTTAAAGACTCTTCCTTATAGCGCGTTTCAACATTGCACACTCTCTTAGTACCACCACTAGCGTTACTATTTGAATGCCCAAGCATACCACCAAGTAATGCTCCAACAGCTCCTCCATTATCTACGTTTTTAGTTACATTGTTGCCGATAATACCACCAATGATAGCACCTTTAAGTGTATCACCGGTTCTATCACCGGATGTAGTTACATCCCTACAAACTTCAACGTTATAGGGAACTTGATTAATCACAGACTTATTATAATCTGTTACATTAGGTTCATGTGCTAAAGCTGGATGACACGCACTCAGTGTCATCAAACTAGCAATTGTTATTTGTTTAACCATTTGGTACCAATCCTTCTAAAATTAGGTTCATTTCAGACTGGTTAGATTCGTCTTCTTTGACTTCATTAACCGCGTCGTCTAGCTCTTTGAATGCCTTATTTGATCTTAGCTTAGAATAAAGCAAACGGTCTTTACGAAGACGGTTCACAATAATCTTATTTGCTTCAAGGTCATTATACTCAAGAAGAACAAACGCACGGTATTGAGTACCATCAGGGAATACTTCAGCTTCTGATACTGCATAACCTGCAACATCTACATCAGCAATAATATTCTTAGTGACCTTTTCAACTTCATTTAGTGTTGCTACATCAAGATCAGTTGATCCTACTTTAGCAATAAAGTTTTTAGTTTGAGAACGAACTTTACCATTAATTCTATCAGCCAAAGTCGTCTTAGCATTAAGTACTGCAATATCATAACTTAACTGTAAATCAGGAGTTACGGCAGTACCTACTGCAAAGATGCTTTCGTCTTTTACAGGAATTTTGGTAAACCATTTAGGCATTCTATTAATTTGCTCTTCAACCATCTCACGCTGTTCTTCAATAACAACTGCTTGAGTGATTTTTTCATTACTACTACATGCGGCAAGAGCAACAGCTGCAAGTGGTAAGGTTAGGAAGTATGATTTCAATTTTATCTCCATAATATACTACTTCAATATAGTCACTAGTAACCCAATGCTACTAGCCATGTTTCCAAAGTTGAATACTCTATTCGACTTTTGTGGAACTGGTTTTGCCCAACCTTTCATAAAGTCAGGGTGTGTAGTAATGTCAGCATCTGCTGGGTGAACATATTCACTTACTACTGTTTCTTCTGGTTTACAATCCATTGCTGTATTAGCGGTTAGTATTTCAGGTGAAACTTGTTTAATAATATTCTCTTTAGCCCTTACTTCAGCATGCATACAAGCATTTGTTTCAGTTTGATCAGGACCAAATACGAATTTTCCTTTAGTGTGATATTCTATACCTTCAATTGTTACATTCATTGAAACTACACAAGCACGAGTATCTTCGACATAAGGGAAAACCTTACGCTGATAATTGGTCATTGACTCAATCTTATGCGTAAAGTTTCCACCTACTTGGTGTGTGTACTTACAATTAGTCGTCGCTAATGTCGGTGTCGACAAAAGCATCCCCGTCGTCAGTATCACCAAGGTCTTCATTACTTTCCTCCACTGGCTGGTTTGTTTCGGCAAAGGCAGCAATACGGTCTCGTACGGCTCCAACAGATGCCATTTCATTACCTTTGAACGCTCCTCGTTCAGAGCATGCATCAATGATCTTTATAACTGAAAAAAGATCACTAATGTTTAGTTGCGGTGCTTCTTGCATATTATCCTCCATAGTTAGAAGCCTTTTCCAAAGCGATAAAGTATTCTACCGCTGTGTCAGTGTTAGTCCAACTAGAAATTAGTTTAGACGAGATTTTAACATTATAGTCGCCTTGAATAATTTTGAAGTTAGCAATGTTAAAGATAAACCGATATGGAACACTTGTTTGTGGTCCATCAACAGACAGCTCAAAGTTATTGGCTGTAGCATCTTCTACATCAGTTACTCGAATTGTGATATGTGCATCACCTGGATTCGCGGTAACAACGACATCACTAACTCCAAGAGCTGAAGCTGCCTTTCGCATTTGGGCGATATTATCGGCAGTCAGCGTAAGTGTAACCTCGGGGTCAGGCATAGTAATGACCTTTGATGGAGATGTTAAAATGGAAGGATCTGAGAAGTAGTAATTAACTGATTTTCGATCCTGTACAATTTTGACAGAATTATAATCAGCTGAGAACTGCAACTCAGGGTCATCAAACATGCTCATGACTCCGAGGAACTCGTTTAGGTCATAGATACCTAATAGGTTGTCGGGGAAAGTTTCAGCTACAGTAGCGGTAGACATAATGTTCTTTGCCTCGCTCATAGTCTTAATTTCATTTCCACCGTTAAATACGATATTTGAATTGATTGATGCAAAGTTTTTCAACACATCACGGGTTTCATTAGATAGTTTCATTATTTAGTATCTCCATTGATTTTCATATTGTAATTAGTATTATATACCATTTGAGGCGAATTGTAAACCCCTAAAGTGCATTCAGCTTGACCTTTTTCAAAACCATCTTCTTTCGTATCTTCGTCATGCTGATGTAACGCAATAAGTGCATAGTGCAAGATCTTCATAATGTCTTTACGGTTTGCACCATCTTTCTTACCATACCTTTGAGCATACTTTAGTACATTACCTAAAGCGAAACCCATTCCATGGCCACAGTCAATAATGAATTCAGTTGACTGAAACTTGTTTTTTGAATAGTGACCATTATAAGTACCATCAATATACTCTTTAAGTTCTTTGATAAGAGTGCCTTCGTTAAATTTGTATTCTACCATTATGTTGATACCTCTTCAATTATTTCGTTAAGTGCATCATGTTGTGCACGTATATCTGTTAGATCTGGTTCGCCAACATTAGCTGTACCATCTACCTTTTGGTATAGATCAATGAAAGCTTCTTTAGTATCTTGATCAAATCTATTAACACATAGTTCAATAGCTTTATTACGATCACCAAAGATCGAATATGTTTGAACAATATGGCAAAGACGTCTTGTAGAGACTAAGTCATCTACACCACCGTCTTCAAAAGTTTTACGAATGGTTTCAGACCAAACAGTAAGTAACTCTGCAAATTCTGCATCCTTCTTATTAAACTTTTCCATGTGCTTAACAATGATACGCTTTTCAGTACCAGTAGAAGGATATGGTTGCTCCATTGTAATAGTAAACCTTTCAAGGAAAGCTTCATCAATGATATTGGCTGCAATGAACCTACCATCTTCTGATCCTTTACCTTTAGTGTTTGCTGTAGCCATAACATTGAAACCTTCGGCAGGTGTTACAATTTCACCTGTCTTTTTAATAAGAACAGGCTTACCTTCAAGAACACCTTGAAGACACATAATCTTATTTGAACCACGATCGAGTTCGTCAATAAGAAGTAGTGCACCTTGTTTCATAGCTTTAATAACTGGGCCTTCAGCAAAAACAGTTTCACCATTAACTAAACGGAATCCACCAATCAAATCGTCTTCATCAGTTTCAGGAGTAATTTGAACTCTGATGTAGTGCTTATTTGCTTTAGCGCAAGCTTGCTCAATCATCATTGTTTTACCATTACCTGAAAGACCAGTAACGTAAGTTGGATAGAAAGAATTAGAGGCAATGATAGCTTTAACATCGCTAAAATGACCCCATTGTACAAAATACTTATCTACACTTGGAATGAAGATCTCATCGTTCATAACTGATTGAACGTTAGTTGGCACTTGAGGCTTCTCCTGAATAGTAGGTTTATTTTGAAAAGGTAAGATCTGTGCTTGCAAATTGTATACACCATAACGAACTTTAGAACCAAGATCAAAAATCTTGTCTACGTCTTTATGTGCAATACTCATTTGATCAGCAATGATCTTAAGTTCAGGTTTACGAAACTCTACCCGTGATGGGTAAGTTGCGGCAACCTTTTCGAGCAAAGCTCTTTGTGAGAATGTAAGTTCTTTTTTCATAATATAGTCTCCATCAATTTTCCATTTTAATAAGTATATTATATCATACTTTTCAGCAAATGTAAAGGATTATTTTCACTTTCTTTCATTTTATTTTTGGTGGTCGCAGAGAGATTCGAACTCCCGACTTCTGGTTTCGTAGACCAGCGCTCTATCCAGCTGAGCTATGCGACCGTCTCCGCGAACTTAACTGCTAGTGTTCTATTAGCTTTCTTTGAGTTAGCAAACTTCTTAAATGCTCTAGCTATTTCACCTTTCTTAGCATTATCACGTACTTCAAAATCTTCGGTTGTAGTATCCAATGACTTACGATCATTACGTAGTATAAAGTAACGATCATAACCCAACACCTTATCCATTGCATAAAACTTTTGCTTCATGAATGTTCTACGAGCAATATTAGTTTCATCCCATGAAATCATATTGTTTGCTCTTGATATAGCGTAGTTAAAGTCATGTCTAGCATTAGCTAAGAAGTAACCTGTGATTGAAGAACAATAATGCTTTTTAAGGTTTTGTAGTAAAGATGTTGTAA